CGTAGGGGATGACCAGTTTATTGAATAGCGACGAATTGAAGAATGTGCTGGAATAACGGAATCCCGCCTCGGCGAAAATCAAGTCCACCATTTTTTTCACATAGATGCTTGGACCGAGCCTCCACCACGGGGCTTGGAACCAACCGCCGCCTTGGTTGAGGATGTCCGTGAACCCCGCCGCATCCACCACCCCGTAAACATACCCGCTTGATGCCGCACCGCTTGCCGTCCAAGTGCCGCTCACATGGCCGCTGGTGGGCGTGTGGTTCATGCCTGTAACGCCCGCCGTGTTGACGAGCATATTGCCCTCAATGGCTTTGAACAGGGACACATTGTCCGTAAACAACCCCACCTCGTAGGTGACGGTTCCCTTGGTTTTGCTCATGGATAGCAACTGCAGCACTCCGCTGAATACCTGCACGCCGTCCTCCCACATGGCGGCACGAATCCGCTTGTTGGGTTGGAATCCGCCCACGAAGGACTGGATATTGTACGCATACGCAAAGCACGCCCGATTCGTCGGGGTGTTGGGGAGAGTGATGGTCTTGCTGAACGACCCCCGCTGCTTGGTCACATCCTCAATGTCGCCAATGGAATAGGTGACCGCAATGTCGGTCCCGCCCATCGTGTCCAACACATAGGCGAGTTCGGGCATCCCGTTGAGCGGTGCAAACCTCGCATACAAGCAGTCAAAGCAGGCCTCCTCCTTAGCGGTTGCTCCATCCGCATCGGCACGGGCGTTGAAGTTATTCCACGCCGTTAAGTCGTCGATGAAGGTCGCCGTTGGGTAAGCGATTAGGGTGACGCTCATAGAATCGAATTGTCGTAGGCCACGGCCACCTCAATCTGCAACTGGGTGAGGCGGTCGTTCCGTCTGGTTACAAATTGATACTGGTTGGCGTTGACCACCGCTTCCACAAGTTGGCCACCGAGTTCGAGCCACACATACCCGCTCCGTACCATCTCAATCAGCCACTCGGATTCTGCATCCGTCAGCCAATCGGAGTTGAGGGCGTACACGAAGTCAAACGACCCCGCCCAAACCTTGTTGTAGGTGGTGGTGGCGTACACATCGGAGTTATACCCGAAGACCTCCCGCTGGATGTTTGCCCGCTTCCTGTTCTTCATCGTGAAGGTGTACGAATCAATCCCGCCGTACTTGTTGACGAAGTGGACGGGGATGGAATCAAACCGCTGGCAGGGGCCGAAGGTGAAGGTGGTCTGCACCGAGGAACCACTATTCCCCAAGAACTGCACCGTGTAGGAATCGCCCTCCACCGCTCCGCTCAATGCAGAAATAGTTCCCGACAAATTCGCAGGACCGCAGGCAAAGCGTTGGATGTTGAAGTCGGTTGTACCCGAAAGGCTTGGGCTGACTGCAAAGTCGTAGTTCACGGATTTGTAGTTCACCCGTGCCGATACGAGCCATGTGTCGTTGGCGGTTGAGGTTGCGTACTTGGTCCCGTTGATTGCAAGGAAGTTGCTCCCCCCGTGGTACACCGTGAAGGCCGTAGGGGTTGTAAGCGGTCGGACATTGGTGAAACTGCTACCGATGCGGAAGTACCCGCTCAAACTCCACCCCGCCAACTCCAACTGCTCCAAGTTCCCCGCAAAGGCCATCACCCCGCTGACCGTTGTGGTCGCTCCTGTGACTACGGGGGTGTTCCCGTACTCTTGCGTGAAGTCAAGCCTGTACCCCGAATAGAACCCCGAATGGTCCACGAATCCCGTCTGCGTCAATGATGGGGCGGTCGGGGCGATAAGGGTTTCAACCACCCTCTGCACATCAAAGAATCCGAAGTTGGTGGTCGGTAGTTTGTCGCATTTCAGCCTTGCCAGCGTCGTCCCTGCGGGGTTCTTCACATCGCAGACATAGCGGTAATTGGGTTGGGCAATCAGCGAGCCGCTGACTTTGTAAAGCATCTTGTTGTAAACGGGCGTGGCCACAAGGGGCGAACCCGAAAGGACGGATATGGACATGGGTTATCGGGAAGTTGAAAGGCTGACCTGCTTGCCCAAGACATCGGAAATAGTATTGACAAGCAAATCTATTTGTTCGGGGGTTAGGGCGTTGGTGAGGAACTTGGTGGCGTATAGGCCACGCCTGCGGACAAAGTAGGTGATAGACCTTGCGTCTGCAAGTTTCTGCTCTTCAACGGTCCGCATGGCTTTCTTCTCACGGGAATAGGTTGGCGTGACCAAAATCCCTTTGTCGGTAATCCAGTCCGCAATCGCTTGGGTCATCGGGCCAACTTGGTCGCTCTTGCCTCCGCCTTTCTTCTTGAATGAGAATGGCGAGTTTGGCGCACGGGTTGAACTGACAGTCCCCCGCACTCCTTGGTCCACGAATTTCCAATAAGGGTTGGCAAGAAGGTTGACCGCAATTTTTTCGGCAGTCAAGGGGATAGGGTCAAAATCAAGGCTTGCGGATAGCGTTCCCTTGGCGTTCACATCCTTCCCGTCCTCCCGACCCGTGAGCAGGTTCTTTTGTGCAAGTTTGATAATATTCTTCAGCCAATCAATCAGCACCTGTTGCCGTGGGTCCACGCCTCCACCTTTCGGGCCTACGGTTATACCAATGGCTTGAAGGTCGGCGATGTTGACCTCCTTCAAACTGCCGCTTCCGAACTTGGCAAGTACTTTGGTTTCCATGGTGGTAAATGTCCAGCCACCGAAATTGTGTCCTACTTGCGGCGCATCCGCTCTGCCTCTTGCCTTTCGGCCTCCAAGATGTCGTGAATCAAGAGCGCATAGTTCAGGAACTCTACCGCCTTCATCGCAAAGATGGCCTCAAACTTTAGGACATCCTTGTTAGCCATCCGCCACACGACCATCAGCCAACCGTAGCCAGCAAGGGGGTTGGTTACGGGGCCTGCATCCCCTTGGTCAGGTGCTTGGAATAGTCGCTCAAAACTTTCAAGTAGGATTCTGAACTTAGCAAAAAAAAACTGACCACCCCCCAAACATCGCCAATCTTGGCGTGGGCTTTGAGCAGTTCGGCCCGCTCTTGGTGGGATGCCCCGTCGTATTTCTTGGGGAAGTATCCCATGAACCCGCCCTCCCTGCAAAGGGTGGCCATGATGCGGTGCAGGTTTTGGACCAACTTCTTCTCGTCCGTTGTGTCCGTGTCCATTAGGTCTATCAACTGCCCCGCCGTGAGTTCGTCCGTGAACACAGTCGGAATCCACCATTTGCCACCTGCTTTGAACCTTCTGCGATAAGCCAAGGTAGGTAGTTCGTTCCACTCTGCAATGATGGTCTTGTATCGTTTGGTTAGCCCCTTGGCGGGCATTTCTCGGACGAGTGATACATCCACCCCCTCCACTATCGCCACGACCCCTGCACGCTTGTCGTAGTCCGTCAGCACGGGCGAGAACTCCAGCGCAGCGATGCGTTGGAACTGGTCAATGGTGAGGTCTTGGAGTTTCATAGGTTCAAGAAGGTCTTGTATGAAGATGCAGACGATGCCGATGCAAGGTATTGACTGAACTCTTTATCTATCTTGCGTTCATTCGACGAATAGTACCAAGGAATGTGCCTTGCCGATTCCAGCAGGGACACGCCACCGATGAAGTATTCGGGCTTGTTGTAAACGGCGAAGGTTGTGTCAATGGCCACATCCACCATGGCTCCCCCGACGACCTGGGACCGCTTTTGGCGGTGAGCCTCGTAGGTGTTGACATGGGTGTAATACGACGACCTTGGCGGCACATCATCCCACCGAAGGGATAGCCCCGCCTTTCCCGCAAATGGAAACATATTGAGAAATTCCACGCACTTGACAATGGTCTGCCTGCTCGTTGCGGAAAGGTCAAGGTCGGGGTCGGTTACGGCGTAATAAGGCGCACCAAGTTTCTGCACCAAGCCACAAAGCCACGGGGATTGATGGCCCGCATTCACGCCAAGGGAAATTACCTCGCAGGGCTTCGTGGCGTACCATTCCAAAAGCGGCTCGTAGGTTGAACCGTTGTCCACGATGTAGATGTCCCCAATCCCCTCCCACTTGCTCAAATCCCTAACCATTGCCTTAGGCCATGTCAGCAGGTTGCGGTTGTTGATGATGACGGGGATTTTGGCCATGACTAAAATTGATAAACTGCGATAAGGTCGTCGTATCGTCCCGATGCGGTTAGGTCAATGGCCTCAAAGGTTGCGTTCTTCGGGGCCACGGCTGACAAATGGACAAACCAGTCCTTGGACTGAACATCCTCAATCATAAGCACGCCTCCCTTGTTCATCAAGGGTGCGTACAGGTTAACGACCTCAATCATAGAATCAAGCGTGTGAGGGCCATCGTCCAACAGGAAGTCAATGCCGTTTTGGAAATAGTCCTTGGCTACTTGCACGGATTCGGGATTGTAAGCCGATGCGATGTGCAACCTTGAGCGGTTCCAGTCAATGTGCTGGTCGGACTTGGGTTGGACCTGGTTGGATATGTCGTAATACAGGAACTTGGCCTTGGGGAGATACTTGCTCCACATCGCCATGGACCCGCCGTGCCATACGCCTATCTCCACGAAGTTGATGGGGTCCACCCGCATCTCTTTGAGGAACCGAGCGTAGGTGCTGGTGTAGTTGTGGCCGTTGGCTTTGTCCGTCCCTCCAGCGTAGTCAGCACCGTTGAGGTCTAACTCGTTGAGGATGTCAATCAGTTCTTTGTCTTGCATAGTTAAAAGGTTATCACAAATTTGTCAGGAGCAGGCCATCCCTTGCAGGAGTTATAGACGGTCATGCCTTCCCGCTTCCCAATCCAGTGCTCGGCTTGCCAGCGGTGCTCCCTTACGGGTTCGCCCAGTTCCCGAATGTGGGACGACTTAGCCCACCAAAATGTCCCCGCAAAGTAGGGATAACCGTCGGGGTTGTTGTGGTCTGCGATTTGGGGAAACTCCTCTTTGGTCAGCCAATAGGCTCCAACGCAGTCCACATTGGCGAGTTCTGCGATGGCCCGTTCCCATGCTACGATATTGAAGAACACCATGGACCTGCACCAAAGTTGGTTTATCAAGGACGGGTCGGAACTGCCCTTAGTATGCCCGTAGAGGTAGGCAGCATCCTCGGTTTGGCTTGCCTTGTACATCTCGGTGAGCGTCGCTTGCTCCCATGCGTTTGTGCGGGTGACCACCACCTTAATCTTTGCCGCCACGAGCGAGTTGTCCAAGATATCCTTGACCGCTTTCCGCTGGTCGGGAGGACCGACGATGCCGACCCGAATCTCGTCCAACTGTTCAATCAGTCCGTAATTGCAAAGGGCCATCATGTGCTGGTGCATGATGAGTTGCCATTGGCCGCCGCCTCCGCAGTAAATGTGGTAGTAGTGGATGAGTTTCATTGGGTGAATAGGAGGGTTAAGATGCAGCCGATAAACACCAAGGCCAGCACGACCCGACCGATGGCGAGGGCGAGGTCAAGGAGGGATTCGAGGTTCATGGTCAATCTTTAAGATAAAGCCACGAACAGAAAAGGAGTATAGCCAAACAAAGAACAGAAAGAACAGCAGCGTCCTCGTTTGATATTTGAGCGTCGTTGTTGTAAAACACGAAGTATTTCATGCCCCAAAGTTACACCACCAAGTACTTCCCCGAGTTACTGACGGCCAATTTGTTGAGGGCCACATAGCGGAGCGCATCGCAGGCGTGGTTATACGAATCAATCGGTACCCCCGTGTCCTTCCCGTCCTTGTCGGTGGCCCAAGTGTACGAGCGGAGTTCTTTTATCAGGTTCACGGAATCCTTGGTCACATGAAGGTTGAACCGCTTCACGATGTCAATCCCCTGCCTGACCGAATCGGGTCCCTTGGATGCGGGTTTGATGTTGAATCCAAGGCGGTAGATTTCTTCAATGGACTTCGGTTCTGCAGAATCGGCCACGATTTCCCACGCCCTTGTGATGCCGAACTCTTTCAAGCGGACGGCAATGTCCGAGTTGGTGAGCCCCCGATGATAGAGCAACTCATGCACAAACAAGTCATCCCCCCTGCGGTAAACTGCGACCAAGGCCGTAGGGTCGTTGCTGAACCCCCAGTCAAGGCCGTAGGCGACGAATTTCATCGTGGATGGGTCTATACCCTCAACCACCGTGTAATCGCCGTATATCGCCCCTTGGAGCGTCCCGACTTGACCGAGGCCGTACACCTTCCACCAATTCGCCCAGTATGCGGATGTTTCGGCTTTGGTGCGGTTCAGTTCGATGTCATTCCGAATAGTATCGGGAAGGGCCTCGTTGTCTTGGTAAGTCAGGATGAGGAACTCCGCATCGGTTTCGGGCAAGACCTCGGTGTGCGCCCAAAATTCGTGGGTGGGGTTGAAGTCAATGTAAATCTCCTGCGAGGTACGGATGGCCAACTGGTAGTAGGAATCGAAGTCGATGTTATTCGCCTCGTTGATGTAAAGGATTTGCCTCCTTGCCCCTCGGAGGCGGGCTTCCGAATCAGCGGAAAAGAACTCAATCGTGGACCCGTTGGCGAAGTTGTACTGGAGCAGGGTCTTGTTCCAGCGGTCGGGAACCCACCGATGCGTCCATTGCATAATCTTGGCGAAATCTTTGATGGCCCCCCGTCGCAGGTGAGGGACGGATTCGGACACGACCGAAATCTCGGACTTGGGGAACCGAGCGGCGTGGTCAATGAGCACCGCAAGGATGCCGAAGGTTTTGCTCGCACTTGTCCCGCCTTGGATGACCTTCTTCCGAGCGGTCATCGCCCGAATCTTGCGGATAGCGGTGGTGTACTTAAAGTCCATCGCCAAAAAGCGGCTGCTCGATGGTGATGGATGCTTCCAACTCCTGCTTGGGCTGACCATAGACCCGTGAGAGCAGGGTTTCCAACGAGTAGAGCGTCCCCTTCTCCAGCGACTTCTTCATGGCTCCTGCCACGGTTTTTTCAAGGATGGTGGCCTTGGGCTCCTTGTAAACCTCGGCCAATTCCTCCAGCGTCATGGACATCATGGCTTGGAGGGTGTCGTTGATTTCCGAGCGGGTATAGCCTTGCGATGCCAGCAGAGTAACGAACTTGCGGGGGCGACCGTTGGGGTTGCCGCTAGTTCCCTTTTGAAATTGGGTATGTTCAGGAGGCGTTGGCATTTTCCCTGTTACTCCCCTGTTTTGAGCGCAAGGGTCGGAATTGAACCGCCTTCCTTTTGGCTGGATGCCAACTGTTCACCCACATGAACTTCTTGCGCCTGTTTTTTTGGAAATGGCTTTGATAGCGATTTACAAAGTAAAGCCATGTTCCTATCAATTGGATATAAATATTTGTATTTTCCGCTTTTTTTCCTATAAGTTAATTTATCTCTTTGCTGTTTAGGTAAAGCGTTTGGAACTCTGTCATGAACCCACTTCCCCTTGTAAAAGACCTCATTTCCACTTGACTCGCTTTCATCCACTAAAAACCAATTACAAGCCTGATAAATTATTCCCTTATGATTTTGCCCTTTATCGGCGTATGAAATCAAAAGTTTAATTGTCGGGCATTGCTTTTTTATTAATTTAATTGCTATTGCCATTGCCTTGCTTGTGCTTTCTTGTTTGCCATTTAAAGCCATTCTTGTTAGTTCAAGATATTGCCCGTGCCTTAATCCGTATGGTTTACCCATATTTGCCGAAGCACCATATCCAAATGTAATAACTCCGCACCATTCGTCTTTCTTATTAAAAACCGAAAAGGCGATACCTACAACAGGAACAACTTTTGCATAATGAAAATAAACGCAAGCAAATTTTACAGCCTTTGTAGATGCCCTCTCTAATCTCATATTTCCCCCGCTGAAACGCTAAAAAATGCTTTTGGGTACTTTCTATCCAAAAGCTCTTGGATTTCAATTTCCGCTTGTTGTAATTGTTCGGGACTATCAAATGTAATTTTCATTGTTGCAGGCTTGTTTTTATCGTCCCCAATCAATTCATCTGCGGAAGGTTCGGTATCAAAAATTGGTAGAGTAAGCCCCCAATCGTCTAACTGCTCGGCATCCCATTGATTGGCGAGCATTTCCCAATCCCATTCCCCGAATCCCACATTGTCTTTGATGATGAACTGCCGCTGCTTTTCCTCGTCCCAATCCACAATTTCAACGGGGGCTTCCTTCCACCCTGCCTCCTTCATCGCTTTGAGCCGCATATTGCCCCCAAGGACAACCATGTCTTGATTTACGACCACGGGCCGAACCTTGGCCATTTCGGGAAGGTCTTTGAGGGATTGCACCAACTTGAAGAACTTGTCGTCCTTGATGGTTCGGGGGTTGTTCGGGTTGGCTTTGATTTTGCCGATGGGCAAGGTTTGCATCAGTATTCTATTTTGTCTATGAGTTCGTCAATCTTGTCCACGATTTTCATCTTGACCGCAAAGGCGTTGGGCGAGTTGGATTCCTCCACCGCCCCAATGCAGTCGCAGAGGGTGGTTATCACCATCATCAGCGAATCCATGCGGGCTTGGACTTGGGCCTCATTGCTGGGGGCTTTGGTTGAGGGCATGGGTAACGGTGTGGTGGTTGGCTTCGGCGAACTGGTCCGCCTCTTGGTAAATGTATTGGAGGGCCGATTTTACGCAGTCAGCGCACCACCAATTCGTGTTGGGTCGTCCGTGGGCGACAAGGATGGTCTGCAAGTCATGCACCGCTTCTGGGGACAACCGCATGAACAAGGCCGCTTGGTACTGGT